GGGATCGATTAACTGGGGTGCGTTCCGTAACCCTGAAGATATGCGCCGTGCTTGTCGTATACTTCACCGTTCTCTTAACAACATTTTGGATTATCAAGATTTTCTCTCTGTCCAATCTCGTTTGAGTAATGAAGAAATTCGTCCTATTGGAGTTGGTATTACTAACTTAGCGTACTGGCATGCCAAACGCGGAATGAAGTATGGCGACAAAGACGCATTAGCAGAAGTCAAGTCATGGATGGAACATCAAATGTTCTATCTCACTGAATCAAGTGTTGAGCTAGCTAAAGAACGTGGTGCATGTTTGCATAGCGACAAGACACGTTATGGTCAAGGTAAATTCCCATGGGAATTACGTGCTAACGGCGTTAACGAACTTACAGACTTTACTCCTGAACTTGATTGGGAACCACTACGTAAAGACATGATTCAATATGGCGTTCGTAATGCTACCAATGGCGCGGTTGCTCCTGTAGAATCTAGCTCCGTTGCTATCAACTCAACTAATGGCATCGAAATGCCAATGAGTTTGATTACTGTTAAAGAATCAAAAGCTGGTTCATTCATTCAGGTTGTGCCTGAGTACCACAATCCAAAGGTTCGCAAGAATTATCAATTAATGTGGGAACAAACAGATTGTGAAGCATATCTAAAGACTAGTGCAGTTATTCAAGCATATGTTGATCAATCTATTTCAACCAACACATTCTATAACCCTGCTCACTTCCCTGACAGAAAAGTACCTACCACACTAATTGCTAAGAACTTGATGCAGTCACACATGTGGGGAATTAAGACCTTTTATTATAGCTTGATTAACAAAGCTGGTAGCAAGCAACAAGACGAAACAACATCAGGTCCATTGGAAGTTATTGACTTTGATGACGAAGATTCATGTGAAGCATGTAAATTATGAGTAAACAACAATATAACTTAAACACACCTACCGACTACCTATCTCGCAAAATGTTTCTTGACCCAGCAGGTCCAGTTACTATTCAACGATTCGAAGAAGTAAAGTACAAAAAGATTGCAGATTATGAACAGACTGCACGTGGCTTCTTTTGGGTCCCTGAAGAAGTATCACTAACTAAAGACGCTGGCGACTTTAAAGACGCATCGGATGCAGTCAAACGTGTTGCGCCAAACTGCGTTAGATAGTTTACAAGGTCGCGCACCAGCACAAGTGTTTACACCAGTGTGTTCTATTCCAGAAGTAGAAGCATTAATGAGTAACTGGTCGTTCTTTGAGACTAACATTCACTCTCGCAGTTACAGTCACATCATTCGTAACATCTACAATGTGCCAAAGGAAGTGTTTAATACTATCCATGATACTCAGCCTATTGTGAGTATGGCATCTAGTGTCGGCATGTACTATGACACACTACATCGTATTAATTGCCGCAAAGAGATTGGTGAAGTTATCACTGAACACGAACACATCAAAGCAATTTGGATGGCTCTACATGCAAGCTATGCACTAGAAGCATTCCGCTTCATGGTTAGCTTTGCTACAAGTTTAGCAATGGTAGAAAACAAAATCTTCATTGGCAATGGTAACATTATCAGTTTGATTCTACAAGATGAATTGCTACACAAGGGTTGGACAGCTTGGATTATCAATCAAGTTGTCAAGGAAGATCCTCGATTCGCTAGGGTAGCAGAAGAATGCCGTGAAGAAGTCTATGCATTGTACATGGACGTTATCCGTGAAGAAAAAGCATGGGCAGATTATCTATTCAAGATGGGTCCAGTTATTGGATTGAATGCAACAGTATTGAAAGATTTTGTAGACTACACAGCAAAAGGTGCACTACACGATATCGGCATTAAATACTTAGCCCCTGCACCAAAGTCTACTCCTATCCCATGGTTTAACAAGCATAGCGATACTAGCAAGAAACAAACTGCGTTACAGGAAAACGAAAGTACAAACTACGTCATTGGTGTAATGAGTGATTCATTAGACTATGACTCACTACCAAACATTTAAGGAAATATTATGAAAATAGATATGGTAGGAAAACTAAAAGAAAAGATCAAACTACAAGAAGAATTGATAGCAAATCCAGAAGCTAGTGAGTGGACAAAGCAAGCCGCCCAATCAAATCTTAAAAGCTATAAGTTTAGACTACAGGTACTAGAAAAGAGCGATATGAATAAAGCGATCAACGACATGTCGGCTATTCTTAGTCACACTCATGCGATTGATGAAAAGTATGAATGCCGCTCGGTCAAGTTCATGTACTGGCTATCAGAATTCGTTGGACGTTTCTCACCAAAAGCAGGTGAGAAAATCAGAAAGTACACCGTGAAAGAAATTCATGCGCCGGTATGTAGTATTGTATCTAGTCCACGTCAGGAATTACCTCCGATGCCAGAACACACTGATCCAAAGTGGAATGAACTTTATGCAGAGAATCAACGCCAGAAGGAAGAATTGAAACGTCTGGCTCAAATCACTGGTGACTGGCTAGATTATAAGCCAACACGAGTTGAACTATTTAAAGAACGTATACGAATTTACGTAAATAAAAAACTATCTAAGGAAATAAAATGAAAGCAATCGTATGGTCTAAGTACCACTGCCCTTACTGTGATCAAGCTAAAGCACTTTTAACACAAAAGGGCATTCAGTTTGAAGAACGTAAAATTGGTGATGGGTACACCAAAGAAGAATTATTGGAAGCAATTCCATCTGCACGTACAGTACCGCAAATCGTCATCGATGGCGAATTGGTCGGCGGATTTAATGAACTCAAAAAGAAACTAACTGAAAGCGTGTAATGACACAACTAGCACTAGAAACAAATCAAGTATATACATTCAAAATGAACTCTGGCGAAGAAATGGTAGCTAAAGTCAAAGAATCAAGTAGTAATTGGATCATCTTAGAAGAACCAGTATCTATTGCTCCTGGTCCACAAGGCATGGGTTTAGTGCCTAGTCTTTTTACTGCGGATCCAGCAGAAGAAATTAAGCTAAATACTAATAGTGTTTCTCTTGTATCTAAGACTGATGACTCAGTAAAGATGAAGTACTTGGAAGCAACTACTGGCATCAAAGTGCCAGAGAAGAAACTAATCTTAGGATAATATGGCTCAGATAAGCAGACAGAATGATGCAAACCAAGTGGGTGGCAAAATTATGAGAGGTGCTGGCACAGTGTTTGCCAATGGCATCCCTGTCGGCTTACATGTTAGTCAAATAACACCCCATGCACCATGGGGTAAGCCACATCCACCACACGATGCGGCAAAGACAACCTCTGCAAGTCCAACAGTATTTGCAGAGGGAAGTCAAGTACTTAAAGTAGGATCAGGCAATAGTTGCGGTCATAGTATCGTTGAAGGTAGCCCGAACGTTAACGTCCCATGAGCAATACTGGCAAACAAAGTCCACTAGGCGTAAATGCACTAGGGTCTGTACTACAAAACACAGGTCTAAAAATCAATCAACAAGTTCCTCAATATGTGGGAACTAGTCATACTAATGATGATTATACACCAGGTAGCATTGTTACGAATACATGCCTCAGTAAGTTAACTGATGCAATATTTCAGGCATATACCCTTGGCTTAATGTCAGATGCTACGTATGATAATCTTATTTCGATTGGTGCAACTTCTATTCCAGCATTGGGTAATAGCAAGCCGCCAACCTATACGTACACTGGTTTAATCAATACTGGAAATTCTGCAAGTCAAACAGCTAAGTGGTTGCCATATGATCATACAAACAAAGCAATCACACAACATGGCTTCATTCGCTTGATTGCATTGCAAGCATGGAACGAATTTAACTGGAACAACAATCCATCGAACTCGTCAATTGACTATAAAGAGTTTGTGTCAAGTTTTTCAATGGCACAAAGCTATGTTAACTATTCAAATAGTGCAATCAACACAGTTGTTCAGAGTTTGGGTTTCCTAAACGGCACATT